AAGAATTTTCAAATCCACGACGAGTGGATTGAAGATTGGCAAGATAAACACTCTTCAAACCGAAAACAATCAAGGTATGAAGAGGACTATGAAGACCACGACCGGCACATTAAGGTACGCTACTCTAAGAGAGGTGAGTACCATGACCAGGAGTACTCTGAGATGAGTCCTGGGCAGTTCAAACGCCACTCAGGCTCTGAGTTCTCTCGCGGGAACGACAGAAGCATGACTGGTTACGAAACTCCAGAACAACCGACACCCGATCAGGGAAACGGGATTCGGAGCAAAGGAGAACTCCCTACAACAACCTTATCCCAGAAAGAGCAGAAGCTCTCAGATTCTTCGCTACCAACTTTATCGCGCAAAGCGAGAAAGGCACTGGCAGCAGAGAAGAGGAAGACGGAGCTGGGAGATTCCCCACCTTCGCCTTCTCCAGGTCAACCGCTCCCCCAGAAGACATCAAAGAAATCGGACAGATCCTGCCCGGAGTCCTTGAATACGACAATCCCCGAAAAGGCCCCGCAGCCGAAAAGAAATCCTTCTCCTTCCAAGCAGGCCGATTCAAAGCATCCGACCATCAAGAAATATCCAAAGAGGTCGAAGAAGAAGTCCTCAGACGCTACCCAACAACCAGACACCCCTGGAATGGAGATGCCGACAGAGAAACCATCAAGAAATCCTTCCAAGACCTCAAAATCTTGTCAGAAGTCAATCCAGAAGGCTCTCCAGGACTTCCTTACAAAGCATGGGGAAGAACTAATAAAGCTCTGTTAGACTTGTATTCCGACGAAATCGTCGATGCTGTGGTAGATCGAATTCTATTGCTTATTGAGGCTGGTGACATCACTCGACTTTCCCCTGCGGAAATGATTGAAAGAGGTTACTGCGACCCTGTACGCATCTTCATCAAAGAAGAACCACATAACAAGTTAAAAGTGTCCCAAGGTAGATTCAGATTAATCTTTTCTGTATCCCTGGTGGACCAACTCCTAGAGCGTTTCTTTGCTCAAATTCAAAATAAAACAGAAATTGCGAACTGGCATAAATTACCATCCCTTATCGGAATTGGTCTCGACAAACGTCACATCAACGCTATGATCCATGATCCTTCCTGGTTCCCTTCGGGACCAGTAATTGAATCGGACGTCAGCGGATGGGACTGGACGGTTCAGCCGTGTGAAATACGCGCTGAATTTGAAATGCGGATCAAGTTAATCCGAGACTGCCCTGCCAATCTGGCTAGACTCATTCGAGCTCGGGCAGAATGCATCCTGCAAAAGACCGTTGTATTCAGCGATGGAGTCGCGCGCCTATGCCCTGTTGGGATATGGCCATCCGGCTTATACGTCACTGGATCCGGGAACTCCCGAATGCGAACCACCCTTGGTTTCCGAGCTAGAGAGCTCTTGAACCTGCCATACAAAGATTTAATCATGAAGTGTGTGGGTGACGACTCGGTTGAGTCTGCGGACGCAGACCTGGCTCCACTGAAGGAGGCATATGAGACCCTTGGTCATTTGATCAAGGACATCCGTGTGACCCACTCAGAGGACTTCGAGTTTTGCTCGAACAGGTTCAGAGATGGAAAAGCATCATCAACACAAATTGAGAAATCGGTTTACAAGTGGGCTAACGGACCTCGCGGTCCTGAAGCAACAGCGGCACTCGCAGAGATGGCGTCACATTTGGAACCAGATACGATGATGCGCGTGTACGAAGTGATTTCGAGGTTCGGGATGCCTCGAAATGATCATGTCGAAGAGACAAGCGGCGAGGGGCTCCCGAGGCCCCCGCATGTCTAATAGTCAGGGCGCCCTTAGGGCCCTGACTCAAGCCCTTCAAGCTCTCAGAAGCCAGAAGGCATCCAAAGCCCAGCCCCGTAAGGCTGGCACGTCCATTCGTGGACGTAACTTGAGCGGCCGCAAT